GTTCACCTGGTTGATATTGTCCATATGCTATTTCTAATCCTAAAAATATTGATTTGAATTTATCCATTATCATTTCTCTGCAGTTTGTAAAGGGGGGACCTCACAATCCCCCCAATTTTTTTAGTATGGAGTTGAGTCCGATACTTTCTCTTCCACATCAGCTTTTGTTTGAACGTTCCCTTTAGACACATTTCCACCAAACTCTTTGGCTGATAAGTACAAAGACTTATCTTTTTGGTCTAAAATTCTGTCCATCGTAACAACCCAGCCATACCAAGAACCTTTATCGTTCTTTTGTAGCGTAGATGTTAGATTATAGACAACCCCGTGCATAGGTGGGATTGCAAAGCCACCCTTACCATCAGCGATTTGAGTAGTCTTCATCATAGAATTCCACTTTTTACTGACGTTAAGTT